TTCCGAATCCACTTGCCCCAAAGTCTATAGTTAATGTTTCTCCATCCGCCAATGTCAGATCACTTAAATAATCCCACCAACCTATTAGCGGGTCTGCCGGTGATGTTGGATCGTCATTATAAATAATGACATACCTGAAAGGAGCCACCGACCCGCCACCTGCGGTTAATATAAGGTCAGTCGCAGTAAACGTCACAGTTCCCGTCGTGTGCTCCGATGTAATCCCAGTAACCACCCTTGAACTTAAATTAGTATAAGAAATCTGTGTAAGATTTGCCAATACCGAATTGGTCGCCACTGGTGGGTTGGCTGCATTAGTTAAAGCAACCGTTACAGTACAGGTAGCATCTGAGGTGAAATTGTGAACACCTTTACCTAAATCTTCTACGAACTGCTGAAATTTGTTAAATGCCGCCATAATTTATTTTTTTACTTTAGAAGTTATTTTACTTATCATCCCGTCCCTGTCTCTTGTTACCTGATGCACCCATTCAACTGGTTTTTTAATCTCATTTAATGTATCCAAAATCTCTTGTGCTAATCGTTCTAATTTCTCCTGACTAAAAAATAACTTAGCTGGTTCTACTTTTACATTAGGTGCAGCTACGTTCACACTAGGTTGAGGAATACTCCTAACCGCAGCGACAAATGATTCAATCTTTTTATCGAATCCGCTTCTTATATCATTTCGTAGCTCAGAAATAGCCTTTACCATCTCTGGCGTACCATTTACCGGAGCTATTTTATTAAATGCCTCTAATAATTCTTTGTGCCTTTTCGATTGAAGTACCCCGTTCATTGCTACGCTTGTTTCCATATTAAATCACTTAATTGTTTTAAACTATTAAGATCATCCAAAACCTTTTCCCTCCCGTAAAGAGCTTCTTCTATTGCGAATGAGTCCGCTTTTTCAAAATCACTATTACTTAAATCAGCTAATTCTAATTCGGGTTTCGTCACATGAACTCCATTTGGTTGTGATGCAAACTTTCCTTTTTTGATTACTATATTCGAAACCCACCTATGTCTGCACTCTTCTTTATCCCCCCAGAACCCGCCTTTACGATCCCAAACCGAAAACCCTACCCTTTGTGAAATACTTTCTATTTCTGACCTTGTATAAAGTCTGTCCAATTCTATAAGCCTTTTACAAAAAGGTCGTGTAGTTTCGATGATAGGTTCTAAGCCTGGTTTTGGTTCGTATGAATATCTTATAAACACATCCGCAGTTTCAGGCGGAACCCTGGAATCAATTTGTTCGGGATTTATCGAATGTTCTATGATTGTATCTACTCCGATTGTTTGGATGCTCTCAGTTAGAACACCGGCATCTTTAAGAACTTCTATCCTTCCACGTACATAAGCAACCGATTCGTTAATTGTATTTGCAATTACTTCGGGAGTGATCCTTTTATCTTTTCCTATTAAATTCACGATAGAAGAATCATTTTCTCTTAAATCTTTAAACCCGTGTTTTGTTTTTAGAATAACGTAATCTTCTTTTTGTTTGCCTACGAAAGAAAACATTTCAGCTACTTCTTCTTCCCGTTCGCTTTGAGCGAAACTTAAAAATGTGTTTATTTCGTCGTCTGTCAATCCCAGCCCAGCCCGAAGCATAGTTTCGGCTTGCGGTTTAGGCAACTTTCCTGTTTTGTATTTCTTAATTATCCTTTCGACATTCTGATACTGCCTCCCTGTAAGATTTTTCATGTTCTCATTTACCGGAAGTGCCGTGTTGGTTGGGTTAATAGGAGTCTCTAATGGTTCAATAGGTTCTACAGGAATTAACTTTTGGGCAGGAGGCTGGCCGATAAAGGGGGAAAGAAAATCATACACTTCCTCAACTGCCTGTTGTTTATCGTTGACGTAAGTATTCTTAAAGATTTCATACGAGTCAACCATTTCTGTTCTCCCACCGAGCTGGCCTTCTGTCTTCACCCCAAAGAGCATTGGTGAAGTAACCTGGTGGCCTGTGAAAATCTCAGCTTGAATGTCAGTGTTTAATTGCTTCATAAGGTCTGGCAATTGACTAGTGGACAAATCCTGAACTTGCGGGGCTTTAGTAGGGTCGTTGTTAAAAACCAACATGAACCGTCCTGAGTTTTCCGATCCGGCGAATTTGTTTCTAAAGTCTTTTTCTAACTTTTTCTTTATTTCATCCGGTGGTGTCCCGTCAAAAAAGCTAATCATTTTACTTCCGAACATTCCATTCTTAATCACACTTAGATTATACTTTGAAATCTCTACATCGGTTTCAATGTCATTTAGTGCTGGAAAGTATTCCGGTAAAGGGTAAACATCACACCCTGGTCGGTATTCCCGATAACAAAATAATTGTGCGCCTATTTTATTATTTTGGTCAAATGGGGGAATGTATCTGGGCGGTTCTTTTCTATCGGTACACCTCCAGTCTTTTTTATAAAAGTACCCGGCTTTATCTTTTGCTTTTCTGATTGTCTCAAAAGGGATATTGCAAATTTGGGCTTTGCCTCCGAAATTCCATATAACTTCAAAATAAAACCCACCAAAAATCTCAATTTCTTTAATAGCTCTTTTAAAGACTTGGTTCAGTTTTTCACCTTTAAGGTTTACAATTTCATTTACCGGGAAACCCTGACCATAGATGTATTTAGTTTTCCCATTTACGATAGCCCCATGATTGGAAGATTTGTCGTATAAGTACAAAAGATGAAAAGGAAATAAATTATCCTCACCGAATAAAATCCAGTCTTTAGATTTAACTTCTTTGAACTCCGGCCTTTTATTGTCGGCGAAGTTTAGAAATAATATGTCTGGTTCTTTAAACTCGTTCTTTTGCTCCATCCTGATTTTTTAACTCAGTTACTTGTTTAGTTAATTCAGCTATCTTTAGATCTTTGGCAACTACCTTATCAAGTAATCTTACTATCTCCTGAGAGTAAGAATTTATTATAATATTTACCTGGTCCTGGCTATACATATTATTGAATTATAGTAATAGTAGTTGATGTGGCTTTTAAATTTTTAGTTTTTAACAAATTCACTTCTGCCTCTAAAATGGCTATCCTCATTAAAGCATTGTTTAGCTGATTTACTATAGCCGTTTGATCTGTAGATGCTCCGTTTTTTATTAACACAGCAGACGTATATGGTTGCAGTGTTATTGAGCCATTAAAAATATTCCCCTTCACATCAATATAACTAAACGGCAGTGGTATTGTTACTGGAACTTGTGTAACATTATACTCAAATCTTATATCATTTACATCTGTAATAGCTATGGGAGTTTTAACTGTATTTGCATCCTGGCTGCTTACCGTTTTCCATGTATCAAGGGAATACCACCTCCATTCAGAGCCTAAGTAAATTCTATTAATACCTTGACCGTTATCTTCATTAGTGTTTATCCCTTGTGGTTCATTTATAGGGCGGCAATAAAAATTACTATCAAGTACCCCCAAGGAAGAAAGGTAGTTGGATGAAAGTCTCATTTTAACTACTAATTGACTTGCTTGTTTAGCAAACCAAATATTACCTGTTTCAGTAAGAGTTGAAATTGCGTTGTTGTCTGTTGCGTGGTCAATCTGCGCTACGATGCTATTAAAAGAAGTGTTCTGTTTTAATGTTACCCCTATTGGGCTTTGCAGCAAAAACCCCGAATAACTGCACGAGCTTACTGAATTACTATCTATTTCCACATTTCTTGCACCGCCGTCTGTATAAATACCCAATGCGCCGCCGTCGTAAGGATTTGTCCAACCATGCCCATAATTATTGCCTACTCCGTTTGTGACGATATTACTTATAACCCTTCTGTTTGTTTTTGTAGTTTCTGCATAAGTATAAATAGCTGAGCCATCTGATTTAATCAAACAAAAACTGTCTATAAAATTCTTTCTTATAAGATTATTGTTGCCTGAAAAGTAAATACCTGTATAGCCGGTCTTAATTATACGATTGCGCTCTATTATAATATCATCTTCTGTTTCTCTGATAGCTATGTAAGTTTTGTCCGCAGAAACGCCCATCCCTGCATTAACGCCTGTATTTAAAATTTCGTTATTTCTTATAGTCCAAAAAGAACCTTCGCCGGCATCTATTGCGTTGTTATTGGTGTATCTTATAATATTATCGTGAATACTGATATTATCTGTTTGGGCATTACCATTGCACCAAATAGCATCTATACCAGAAAATTCTATAACACAGTTTTTAATTTCAAGATTATTAGATGTGGAAATATTGAACGTCTTTGAATTGGAACCTGAAAATTGAATATTATCAAATGTGATATAACTCTTTGAAGTTATAGTTACCAGTGATTCAAGATTAGTTATCTTAACTGAATAGTTTAAAGGATTGACCGCACCAAAGTACATTTTAATTTTTCTGCTTACCGAATCATAAGCCCATTCGCCAAGTTGTGTACAGGCATTTACATGGTTCTGAAAAAAGAAACCATACCCATCTGTAAGCGGCCAGATTGCTGCATCTGTGAACGGAGCAAATGTTACTGTTGTTGAAGTTTGTGCTGTTACTCTTGCCCTATCAATTATCCACGCCTTCTTTCTTGTAACTATCTCTCCCCCCACATAATTTAATGCACTTGAAACCGCATCACTTGTTATTGATGTGCTGCCTGAATGGGACTGATACGTCAAATACCCACCGCCGGAAACTTTAGGCCAGCGTCCCATTGGTTGCAAGGTATCCTGAAACGAAACCATGTTCATTGTGGTTAATGGCGTAACTGCTAAATTGCTGGTATAAGTTCCATCTCCATTACTTGTCCATAACGCAACAGCAGTAAATCCAGTTATAATTGGCTTCGCCCCTGTTCCATAAGCACCTATTATCATAGGTAACGCCGACGTTCCTGACCTTGATATAACAAGAGAACCAAAAAACGTTTCACCTCTCTTAAACAAAATAGAATCACCGGGAACCATAAGAGAAAAATAACTATTTACTTTTGTTATTGTTTTCCACGCTGTCGCAGGGGTTGTCCCAGCAGACCCATCACAACCACTTGACGAAACATAATAGTTTATAGCCCCGGCATTGAGGCAAAAAATAATAGGTAATATTTTAATAAGCCGCAACATATGGTCTGATGTTTGATTTTGTAATTCCTGAAAGTAATTGTGTCGCTGGTAAATCCGTATTGCCTGTCGTTACCCCGCTATGCATATCCCCTGTAGTAAAATCCATACCACTAGTAGCCACTGTACTCATGTTTTCAAATTTTAGAATCTCTGGTATTGTCGTTTCACCTGTTGGATTGTGTAAATAAGCTATATAATATAATCCCCTTGTTGCTGCATACGTCCCTGAAAATGGTTCATCGTGCATTATATCTGTAGTCCCTTTGAAAAGGTTTGCGTTGTTATTGGACTGTGCTACCCTTGTTAAAGTAGTTCCATCGGAAGTATATAACCCAACCTTAGACATAGTATTACCAGAAGAAACACAGGCAACCATTAGCCAGAATTTTATTCCCGTTAAAGTGGCATCTGTTGGAAGAAACGCCGCTAACCATCTTATATCACCATCGGCCAATAACAAGTTCGCAGTAGAGCTGTTCATCTGCGAAAATGTAGTGCCTATTAGTTCGGCTTTAATGGCTGAACTCATTGCCTGGAATCCGGTAACGTGATTATCCTTTATTCCTGCTGTGACTATGCCAGTAAAGATGTGTTCATCTGCTGTATAGTCTATTGTTGACGTTGTGGTATCGGTTAGCAATTCAATAGTTGCTGCTTTTGCGCCTCCATTAAAGAACACTGAAATATCCGCTTCTGCAATTAGGTTAGTTGTTACCGCCTGGAATACGGCACTATTATCGCTACCTGTTGTATTATACGCTTGTAATGTTGCAGATTCTGCATTTGCCGTTGGGTCTAATGCCAGAAAAGAATTTGCACCCTGTGCGATGTTTAACGTATTGCCATCTAATGAACCTATAACCGCTCCTGTAGCTGTCCCCGTTCCGGTTGTTGGTAAAAGAGAACTACTACCCGGGCCCCCGCCACCTTCTACCCAATCTGCCGCAACACCTACATCGGTATTTCTTACATATAAAGTAGCTGTTTCGGAATCAATATAAATTCTTCCTATTGGGAAAATTGCAAGGTTAGTACTTAGCCCATCCCCATCTGTGGGTGCACCATCACCCTGAACTGAAATCGTTTGTCTGAAATTCTGTGCCATGCTCTCAATTAACCGTTGTAAACTTTAAATGATGTAGCCTCCTGGTATTTGGTAAACTCAAACTCCGGGACCCTTAAAAGCTTCATGATCCCATTCTCTAACCTTGTCAAACCAGTTTCATCCGTGTTCACTAAACTTGCCTGTTCATAAATGTCATAGTTCCAAAACCCCGGATGATAGCCTGAAAAAATTGTCGATGTGTCGATCTCAAATTGATTGTACCTGTCCTGAAAATCGCTTTGGTCAGCAAGCATATTGTATAGAACTTTCACCTCGTCCCGGGTCTCAATATGCGTAAACACGAATAAGAACGACCCGGCATCCAGCGTTCTGAACTCATTTAGAGTCACTATCATTAAATCCGTATTTCCGGGAGTGAGTAGAATCATTCTAAGTCTATATGGCTTTTGCGCTCATTTGTCCGAAAAACGAAAGGGTCCCAAAAGAGACCCCTGTATATTAACTACTGCCAAAACCTACTTACGTTACCTACTTACGTTACCTACTTACGTTACCTACTTACGTTACCTGCTTACGTTACCTGCTTACGTTACCTGCTTACGTTACCTGCTTACGGAACTATTAACGTCGATATTACTGCTGAGTCAACCTCTTGCGCCGGCGAAGGTTCCGCCCCTGTAAAGGTCAGATCGTAACCATTCTTATCGCCTGT